AGTTCGGTAGAGAAGCTGGACTTGTTATTGGTGATGAGATTGACGACCTAGAAGAAATTCAAATAAACGCTTGGATTTGTATGGGTAAGATTATAAGGATTGTAGGTAATCCTTTTAAACCATCAAGACTTCCTTATCACTCATTCCCATATGAAAAGAATCCTTATTCCTTTTGGGGAGTAGGTGTTCCAGAAAACATGGAAGATTCACAACAGATTATGAACGGTCACGCTAGAATGGCTATAGATAATTTAGCACTAGCAGGGTCGTTAGTATTTGACATAGATGAAGCAGCTTTAGTTAGTGGTCAGTCTATGGACATATACCCCGGAAAAATATTTAAAAGACAAGCGGGTATGCCCGGTCAGTCTATATACGGATTAAAGTTTCCTAACACAGCACCAGAAAATATGCAGATGTTTGATAGGTTTAGACAGATTGCAGATGAGTCTACAGGAATACCATCATACTCTCATGGTAACACAGGTGTTCAGGGAATGACAAGAACAGCATCAGGAATGTCAATGCTAATGGGAGCAGCCTCTCTTAGTGTTAAGACGGTTGTTAAGAACTTAGATGACTTCTTATTAAAACCATTAGGACTAGCATACTACCAATGGAACATGCAATTTTATGAAGGAGAATTAAATGTCGTTGGAGACCTTGAAATTAAAGCTACAGGAACTAGCTCACTCATGCAAAAAGAAGTTAGGTCTCAGCGCCTTACAACTTTTTTACAATCAGTTCAAAACCCAGCTGTCGCACCTTTCGTCAAAGTGTCAAAAATTATTCAAGAGCTTGCGTACAGCCTTGACTTTGACCCAGAAGAAATAATAAACTCTCCTGAAGAAGCAGCAATATACGCAGAGATAATAGGATTACAAAATCAACAACCTACTCCCGGAGGTCCACAAGGACCAGCTAATGCAACCGGAACAGGTGATGGCAATATAGGAACAGGAGCAGCCCCTCAACCCGGCGAACAAGAATTTAGCGGTGCTGCCGTTCCTCCTCCACAAGGTTAATAGTGGATATAAACAAATTAAAGAGTTTAGTATCTTCACCAACATGGCACTTGTTTGAAGAGTATCTAAAAGATGAACAACAAATGTCTGTCAAAAGAGCAATGAATTCTACTGAAGATAAAGAAATATATAAGGCTCAAGGTCGTTTTGCTTTAACAGACCAGATATTAAAAATAAGAACTACAATACTAAAGTAGTATGAATAAATCTTCTAGCATGGATGTATTACAAAAAGCTTGTTCAGAAGGTAACATGGAAGCGTGTAGATTATTAAACGCAAAAACACCACTAGAAAGCAGGGGAATGAAAATGGCACAAGGCGGATTACTAGAAGATGCATCAAGAAACTGGAGAATGGAATCAACATACCCTGAATCAGCAAAAGGCGAAGCACGAAGTTTAGAAAAAGGTGCAGTCCCCACCAAACCACCAGAGGAAAAATTTATGTACAGTCCATTACAAAGAGGTTATGCAGAGGGCGGAGAAGTCGATATGGATACAACAGGCTCAATGCTAACTCCCGAAGTACCTTTAAACTTTGAAGATGATATGATGTCTGAAGATATGATGTCTGAAGATATGATGATGGAGGACGAAACAGGTTTAAATCCAGAACAAGAGCAGACGTTAGCTGAAGCAATGTCAGACTATCCTGAGTTAGAAGAAATATTAGATATCCTTGGTAGTACTATGGAAACAAGTGAATTTACTGGTGCAGGTCAAGTAGACGGACCGGGAACAGAAACAAGCGATTCAATACCAGCACAACTATCAGATGGTGAGTTTGTATTTACAGCTAAAGCCGTAAAGCAATTAGGTGTAGATAAACTTAGAAAGATGATGTCAAAAGCTGAGATGGATTATAATGAAGGCGAAGAAAAACAAGAGTATGCACAGATGGGAGATATGGGATTTGCAGCTGGTGGTTATTCTTTAATGAAAAAACCTAAGAAAGATTCTTATTCTCAAGGTGGTAAAGTTAGAGATAGAAAATTAAGTTATGGCGGTTCTCGTTTTACTAAAGCACAGATTGCAGAAATGAGTAAAACTTTTGGTGAAGGTTTTATGAAACTAGTAAAGTCAGATGGCAAAGGAATGTTTAGAGTCCAAGGCATGGCTGAAGGCGGTGCTGTAGCTAACCACATGAATAGAAACCAAGCAACAGAAACTTTTGGACAGAAGGCTAAAGGTTTAGGTCAAAAAGCTTTAGATGTAATGGAAAGAGTTTTAGGTCCAGTAGTAGATAAAGGAATAGATGCTTTTTTTGAACCTGTAAATTCAATAGACCCAGATAGAGACTATGAAGGAATTGAAAGAGAAAGAAAAGAAAGAGAATTCACAGAAAGAAATAGAGCAGAAGCAGATGAACAAAGAGCCAGAGATATGGCAAAACCATCTGCCTTGTTAGATAGAAAAGGATAAATTTACTTTAATTAACTACAAACACCCAAACAATATTATCGAGATAGCGTTTGACTTTGTAGTGACAACCCCAGAGCTACCTTAATTGCACTCTGGATTTTTAAAACCCCGAAAGCCACCCAGCACTTGCTGGCACTTAATGGAGGTCAATAATGACTACAGCAACAGAAAAGCAAGAAGAAGTACAAGCAGAGCCAAATCCTTATAACAAAAAGAAACATTGGGATAACAGTAATCCAAAAGCCGATAGAGGTTTTCAGAGCGCTGATGATTCCTTAGCATATAAAGTTGAGAGAAAGACAGCAGTGATTTCAAGCGGCGCTCCTATATTAGAAAAGGAGAGTGAGCCTGAGACTGCCGAAGCTACCAATGAAGATGATTCTTATGTAGAAGAAGCCAATGAAAAATTTAAAAAGGTGGATTTTAAAAAGCGTTATGATGATTTAAAAAAACATTATGATAGAAAAATAGGAGACTGGAAATCGAAAGAACAAGCTTTTAAAGCAGAGTTACTTTCAAACAGACCTACTTATACTGCCCCTAAAACCCCAGCAGAGCTGGCTACTTTTAAAGAGGACTATCCTGATGTTTACGATGTAGTAGAAACAGTAGCACACATGAGGGCAACGGAACAGCTTTCGGAATTACAAGAGCAAGTTTCAAAACTTTCAGAGAAAGAGTCAGTTAGTAATAGACGAGCGGCTGAACAAGAGTTATTAAATGTTCATCCGGATTTTATGGCAATCAGAGATTCAGAAGACTTTCATGATTGGGCTAGAATACAACCTGAGCAAATCCAAGATTGGATTTATAAAAACACAGGTGATGCGTCTCTTGCTGGCAGAGCTATTGAATTATACAAACTCGATGCTGGTATTCTTACGTCACCTTCTAAAGCTCCGTCAAAAACAAAAGGTTCAAAAGCAGACCCTAGAGGAAGTGCTGCAGATGCAGTATCGGTTAAGTCTAAAGTACAAGACCCTCAATCTACGGAAAAATTATGGACTACCTCAGAGATTGCTAATCTTTCTGTGGACCAGTATGAAAAGCTTCAAGAAGAATTAGATGACGCTTTTGCAACAGGTCGCATTGTAAACGGTTAGTTTTATTAAGTAACTAATAGAGGTTTTCACGCACTACTCAAATAGTGTTTGTTGATTTCTAAAAAATAGGAGACAGTCATGGGCTTAGAAGCAGGCACAGGCAATAACTTCCTCGTAGGTACATCGGGACAAACAAACTCGTTCTGGCTACCGGAAGTTTTTTCAAAAAAGGTACAAGTTGCCTTTCGTAAATCGGCAGTAGCTGAAGCTATCTGTAACACAGACTACATGGGAGAAATCTCTCAGTACGGTGATACAGTTAACATCATCAAAGAGCCAACCATCACAGTAACTGATTATACTCGTGCGACAACTTCACTAGCATCTACAGTCTTAACAGACGCGGAACTAGTATTACAAGTTGACCAAGCGAAATATTTCCAGTTCAAAGTTGATGATTTAGAGAAGCGTTTTTCACATGTAAACTGGCAAACAGTTGCATCTGATAATGCTGCTTATCAATTGAAAGATGCATTTGACGTAAACGTACTAGCCGCTGCTATCGCAGGAATCGGTTCTAACGCATACGGTACAGTTGCAGCGCCAATTGATACTGGTCACGCATCAGGCGAAATAGACCCATTAGACGTGTTAGCACGTTTAGCGCGTTTACTAGACGAAGCCAATGTTCCAGAAGAGAACAGATGGGTTGTTGCAAAACCAGCGTTCTACGAAGAGCTAGCTAAAACTAGTTCTAAGTTACTATCAGTTGATTACAACCAAGGAAACGGTGGGTTGCGTAATGGACTAGTTGCATCAGGTGAGCTTCGCGGCTTTAAGATGTACAAGTCTAATAACATTAGCACACCTTCTGGTTCTGGTAGCCCTACGCATCACATTTTAGCTGGACATATGTCTGCTATTTCTTGTGCGCAGTCGCTATCTACAGTTGAGTCAATTCGTGACAATGCTTCTTTCAAAGACATTGTTCGTGGACTATTGGTTTGGGGTCGTAAAGTATTGCGTCCTGAAGCACTAGCCTTAGCTATCATTAAGATTGACTAAGTAGTAAACTTTAAGGAGTCCTTTCGGGGACTCCTTATCCTAATTATAAAGAGGAAAGGATGTCGCATAAAACATATCTAGCTTTAACTAATAATATTTTAGGGGAACTAAACGAAGTTCAACTTACAGCTACTAACTTTAGCACAGCAACGTCAATACAAAAGTTTGTAAAAGATTCTATTAATAGAGCATATTTTGATATAGCAAATGAAAATCCAGAATTTCCTTGGTTAGCCACTTTAACGTCAGGGTATGATACAGACGACTATGGAAATAGTTTTGTAGATACTGTAGTAGGACAGCGTTGGTATTTTTTAAAAAAACATTCGAGCGGTTCACATGGAACTGCAAAAGATTTTGGAAGAGTAGATTGGGACAACTTTTACATGACTACTGAAGACGTAGGCACATGTGCTACAGCAGGAGTATGTTCTAATGTTTCTTATAGTACAGCAGCAACTTGCATAGCAGCAGGTGCAACATGGACTGATTACGATACTAAAGCTGTTTGTACAGGTGCTAGTAAAGTATGGACTTCAACACATGCCTCACCACACGAAAGAAACACTTTAAAGTTTGTAAGCGTAGATAACTGGAGAAAATATCACAGAGAGTCTGATG